TGTTCTTTAATCTTTCTTAAAACTTATGAACAAAATAAACTTGTAGAGGTTATATTAAATTTATCACAACACAAGGGTTCGACTCCCTTCGCCTCCATTATTATTTAATGATTTATTATGAAGCATAAAAATATCTGGATGTGTTGGTTTCAAGGTTTTGAAGATCAAAATATGCCAACATTAAATAAAAAATGCTTGAATAGATGGATAGAATTAAATGAAAATGAATGGAATATAAACTTCATATCTTTTTCTAATATAAATAATTATGTTCCAGAATTTTTTGACATTGTTAAAAACAAAAATTTATCTTTGGCTAAAAAATCTGACCTATTACGCTTATTGTTATTGAATAAATATGGTGGAGTATGGGTTGATGCTAGCGTTTATCCAATGTTACCATTAACAAATTTTATTGATGTTATCTTAAATGAAACCATGTTTTTTGCTTATAGGTTTATGCCTCGCAGTCTTGATAACCAAAACGGCCATAGAGAAATTTCTAGTTGGTTTTTAGTTTCAGATCGGATTGAAAATTATTTGATTTCTGAATTGAAAAATTCATTTATAGAAAAAATCAACAATAACAATTGCGAAAAATATTTTTGTTTTCATGAAACTTTAACAGAATTAATTGACAATAATTATGCTATAAAAAATATAATTGATAACATGGTTCAAATAAATAGTGACATACCTCACTCAGCCACAAAAAATTGGAATTTTAGAAAACATTCTTTCCTCTATAAAAGACCAAAATTGCCTGAGATATTACTATAGAATTAACTAAATTTAATGCCTAGAAAAACTTGTACTTATTGTGGCAAAAGAAAAAATCTTAAAAGTTTTCCTAAGCACAGTATGTATAAAGACAATCTTGATAGCAGGTGTAGAATTTGTGTTAAAAAACATACCAAGGTAAGAAACAAACTTCATAAAAGGGCTCCACCAAAACCAGAAGTTTGTGAATGTTGTGGAAAAATTCCACGTAAATGGTGTTTGGATCATGATCATTCTGATGATAGTTTCAGAGGTTGGATATGCGAACCTTGCAATACTGGTCTAGGAAAACTGGGAGATAATTTAGATGGCGTAATCAAAGCTATAAATTATTTAATTATGACAAAAAATCGACAAAAATAGTGTATTATAATAAGCCGCTTTTATAGGAAGGCTTATCATGTTTATACTTAAAAAGTTTTTTTTCTTAACTCTTTTTGGATTATGCACTGTATCTTATAGTGGAACTATAGATCCAAATATACCAGATCAAAAATATCTTGATTTTGGTAGCAAATTTTATTGCGTTGTTAAACTTTGCGGAACATATCAAGATGAATCTAAATTTTGTGCTTCTGGAGTTATTATTGAAAAACATTTTGTGTTAACTGCGGGTCATGTTGTTAAGGGATATAAAACTTGCTACCTAAAAATAGGAGACAAACAATTTGTTGTAGACAACATCATTGTTCATAAAGATTTTGACGGATCTTTTGGTGTAGCAGATATAGCATTAGGATATTCTGAAAAAGGTTTTGATCAAGAGCATTTTCCTCCATTATATGAAAATGAAAATGAGGTTGGAAAAGTAGCATCAATTGCTGGATGGGGATTAACTGGCAACTTTAATACTGGAATATGTATATCTGACAATAAATTAAGAGCTGGATCTAACAAAGTAGATAGTATAGAAAAAGATATGTTGTTATGCTCTCCGTCTAGATATGGAGCAAAAGATCATACAGTATTAGAGTATATGATAGGAAGTGGAGATAGTGGTGGAGGTCTTTTTATAGAAGGTAAATTAGCAGGAATAAATTCTTGTGTTATGGCCGTTGAAAGATCACCAATGTCAAAGTATGGAGAAGAGTCTGGACACACAAGAGTATCAAAATTTATTGACTGGATAGAAAAATCAAAAATTAAATTAAGGAATTATTGAAATATGAGCAATTATTTAAATGTAGATATACCTACTTTTGTAGCATACTTAGATACTGGATTTTTTTATGATCAAGACCCAAACGTTTCTAATCAAAGAGTTCCTGTAGAAGTTTTTAGTTTTACTTCTATACCTCAAAGATGCGCTATGTTTAGCATAATGACAGAATATGGAAGTCAACACGCCAGAGTTCCAATACATTATTTAAGAACAGATGAACAAGGAGGTAGCGATTATTCTTTGGATTGGATTCAATTATGGGACAGTATGAGTTACTACGCCTCCTGTTCTATTAATGCATATACTAAAAATAGAGCTGCTAATATTTTTTTAAAAGATAAAACATTACACAAAGCAAAATATCTATTTACAATAGATTGGTGTTTTGGTCCTCAATATGAATATGGGTATGGAGAAATGGCTGCTGGTCATAAATGCGGACATTTTTTTGAAGGATACGGTGGTCAATATTTCATGCAACCAAATAATCGAGTATTGTGGATGGATGGCGGTAGTTGGATACAAAAAAAATTCGACAAAAAACCAGACTGGAAAGTGTTTGGAAAAGAATTTAGCTGTGAACATACTGGCAGTAGATGGGTTAGCGACAGTGAAGAAGAATTATATTTTTATGATTTTAAAGAACAAGAATAATGTTTGGTTTTAATTTTAAAAAATATTTTAGGCATGCATATAGATCTCCTAAATGGAGGTCTGTCAGAAATAAACACATAGAAGAGCATAATACTTGTGCTGCTTGTGGCAGAAGCAAAAAATTAGAAGTACATCATATTGAACCAGTGCATTTAAATCCAGACAGAGAATTAGATCCAACAAACTTAATCACTTTATGTGATGATCCGTGCCATTTTGTTTTTGGTCATCTAATGGATTATAAAAGTTGGAATCCTAGTGTAATAAATGATTGTGTTTCATATTTAAAGAAAATTAATAACAAACCTTAAATGCGAGTATAGAACACCTAACTTTCGCTTTATTTTATGGGGTATGTTGTTTATTGGCTGGGTTTTTACTAATAATACATTCAATATTACCATGTTTTTTTCCAACAGCAGGAAGCGATTTAGTCACAAAATTAAGTAAACGATTCAAGAAACAGCACTAGGTTGTCGATACTTGACAACAGGATTGGCGTATGGTAGAATACGCTAAACACAGGAGAACATTTGGATGACTCACGATTTTGATTATGTTTGGGGTATGGTGCGTGATCTTAGGGCTACTAGTAGCACTATTGATAAGCAAGGTATTATCGAAGATTATTGTAACCACAATAGTGCGGCAGCAAGTTTTGCTAGAAATATTCTTCTTTACACATATCATCCATTGTGGCAATATAATGTCACTAGCGATAATCTTAAGAAAAAATCACATCTTAGAGGAAAAGATTTCGGAGATATCTTCTTTCTTCTTAATGCTCTAAAAGACCGTCAGATTACTGGTCACGATGCTATTGGTGCAGTAAATTCATTTATTGACCAATATCCAGAGTATGAGGAATTAATTCATTGTATTATTGACAAGGATTTGAAAACCCGTGCTGGTGACAAGATTATCAACAAGGCTATTCCTGACCATATTCCAGAGTTTAGTGTTGCTCTGGCAGATAAATACGAGCCTAAACTTGTGGATTGGAACGATGGATGGTATGTTAGTCGAAAAATTGACGGTGCTAGATGTATCGCTATTGTTGATTCTAATGGGAACACTACTTTCTATTCCCGCACGGGAAAAGAGTTTGATACTCTTGGCATCGTTAGGGATGGCATTAAGGCTCTTAACATTACTAATGTAGTATTTGATGGCGAACTTTGTCTTGTAGACGAAGATGGTAATGAAGATTTTCAAGGAATAATGAAACAACTAAAAAAGAAGGATCATACTATTCCTAATCCATCCTACAAAATTTTTGATATGATTTCTCATGATGAGTTTTATAACAAGAAGGGTGAGAAGAATCGTCCTTACTCTATTCGTTTAGCAAATCTTACAGAGATTATGACCAAGAATGAATGTCCGTGTCTTACTCTGCTTGAGCAAGTATTGGTTCATAATGATGAGCATTTTCAAGAGTGGGTCAAAGAAGCAGCCGATTCTTTTTGGGAGGGTGTTATGCTACGAGCAGACCAACCCTATAAAGGTAAGAGGTCTAAAGACCTACTCAAAGTTAAAAAGTTTTTTGATGATGAATATGAAGTAATCGATACAGAAATGGGGCCATTTAGATATGTTTTGAATGGTAAAGAGCATGAAGAAAATATGCTATCTTGTGTGATGATTAAACATAAAGATCATATTGTGCGAGTTGGTAGCGGATTTAGCATTGAACAAAGACAAGAATTTTATCAAAATCCAGATAGGGTTCTTGGACAAATTATTACCGTTCAATATTTTGAAGAAACAAAAAACCAAGATGGTGGAATAAGTTTACGTTTTCCAACTTTCAAAATCTTACATGGTAAAAAACGATATTTATAAAAATAACTTTTGTCGTTTTTGTAATTGCGACCAATGCTTATCAAAATTTTGGCCGTGATGATGTTCCATATTGCAACAATAAAAATGCATATATTTTTTATCCCAATTTAGTAAACCAACGCCCCAATCTTTAAAGGATTGTATATTAGGTTGCAAAACATTACCTTCCTCAAAATTTAAATTCAATAATATTTTTTCGTTATTTACTACCAAAATTTCTTGCCAGACAAATGGTGCTACAAAAAGATAAAAATTGTACTCCACATACTCTTGTTCAATAGATTCTTTTTGATAATGTTCTATAGACTTTTTTTCTATAAATTTTAATGTTTCATAAACAAACCTATTTTTACTTTTTGACAACATGACACCTGGAGAAAGTACCATATCTTTGTGTTGTCTGTCTGGTATTATTATTGTGCAAAAATCAAATTTATTTATGGCTTCATCATATAACTTTTTTAAGTTACATTTTTTAAAGCATAAACTGCTATCAATCCATAATCCTCCATATTTATGGAGATATAAAAATCTAATGATATCCGCCTTATATGATGGTATCGTAGCAATGTTAAATAATTTTGTTAATACAGGATACTCATCATTAAATTCTTGAATACTATTATTGTTTAAAATTTTTATTTCAAATTCTGGAAACGATATCCTCATATTATTAATGTTGTCTATAATTGGTTGAGGTATGTTTTCAGTATCCCAAAACGTAAATATTTTTCTTTTCATAGTCTTGACATTTTTGGTTTCTGTGTTACAATAGCATATATGATTATACACAACAATTACGACACCACAATAAAAAATTTTACTATTTATGGCGAAAGACATAGTGGCACAAAATTTCTTAAAAGAACCATAGAAAAAAGTTTTTCTATTCCAGTAGTATGGGATTTTGGATGGAAACATTTTTTTGGTCACTATGATAATTTAATCAAAAATAATGGCCAAAATACATTATTCTTTGGTATAGTTCGTAACCCATATGATTGGATCATGGCTATGCATAAACACGCATATCACGTGCCACATTTTATATCAAAAGATTTTGATTGTTTAGTTTCTTCTGAATGGTTATCCGTTAATGCTCAAGGAAAAGAAAAAACTGATCAATTTGGCAACTATGAAGATAGAAATTATGTAAATGGTAAAAAATTTAACAACATTTTTGAATTGAGAAAAATAAAAAATAATTATTTATATCATAATATGCCAAAATTATGTCAAAATTATTGCTTAATTAATTATGAAACATTAGTTAGTAACTATCAAAATTTATTAACAAATATATCGAATTTGTTCAATATAAAGTTTAATAACAAAATCTGTAAAGTTAATGCGCCTACTGAGTATAAACTTACAAAACATCAAAAAACTATTATAAATAATAATATAGAATGGTCCATAGAAAATAAATTAAATTATTATGTTGATAATAAAATCTAATAAAGCCACAATAAAAAATTTTACTATCTTTGCCGAAAGACATAGTGGCACAAAGTTTTTAACGCAATACATTTCTACCAATTATCAAAGTGATGATAAGGGTTTTAGCGGTTTACCTGTTACATGGGATTATGGATGGAAACATTGGATGGGTTTAAATGATGAAAAAATCAAAAGCCAGGGATCGTCAACATTATTTATTAGTATAGTCAGAGATCCATATAATTGGTTACAAGCGATGTATCGTATGCCTCACCATCTTAGAAAGTGGGATGGCAGAATGGATCATAATCCTTTTTTTAACATGAGAGATTTTCTTGAGTCTGAGATCGAATCTTACCATCATGGCAAAGAATTAACAGAAGATTTTCATATCTATAAAAAACGAAGATATGTAAATATTTTTGAGCTAAGAGAAACAAAAAATAGATATTTAATTGATATTATGCCTCAATTAGCACAAAATTATATTTTAATAAATTATGAAATATTGCATAATAACTTTACAGATTTTATAAAGTCTATTAATTATAATTTTAACATTAAACCGAAACGTTTTGTTCCAAAC